TGTTTCCGGAGAACAACCCGTCCGCGCGCAACAACTTCTCGTGCGGCCAAGGCAAGCAGGCGGTGTCGCTCTATTCCTCCAATTACATGTCGCGCATTGACAAGATGGGGGTGGTGCTGAATTACGGCCAGGTGCCGCTCATAAAAAGCCGCTACATGAAATACATCAACAATGAGCAGCACCCCTACGGCGAGAACGCCATCGTGGCCATCATGTGCTACAACGGCTACAACGTGGAGGACTCCATCCTGTTCAACGAGGGCTCGCTCAAACGCGGCCTGTTTCGCACCACGTATTACAACATGTACGAGACGCGCGAAGAGGAGGAGCGCACGTATGAAAAACGCATTTGCAACGTGCAGGCGCAACCGACCGTGCGCGGCCTGAAACCCGGCGGCGATTACAGCGCGTTGGACCGCTTCGGCATGATCAACGAAAATACGGAAATGGACGACAAGAAGGCGGTGATCGGTCGCGTGACTGAACAGTGGATCGGGGGCGGGAGCGCGGATGAGCCGCAAATGGAAGACGACAGCGTGTTTCCGAAGAAGGGGCAGCTGGGTGTGGTGGATCGCACGTTCATCACGGACGAAGCGTCGGGCAAGCGGCTGGCGAAGGTGCGCATTCGCGAAGAGCGCGTGCCGGGCATTGGCGACAAATTCTGCTCGCGCGCCGGGCAGAAGGGAACGGTGGGGCTGATTATCCCGGAAGAGGACATGCCGTTTGCGGAAGACGGCATTCGCCCGGACCTCATCATCAATCCGCACGCGCTGCCCACGCGCATGACGATCGGGCAGCTGGTGGAGACGCTGATGGGGAAGGCGTGCGTGCTGCAGGGCGGGTTCGGCGACTGCACCGCGTTCGTCAACCACGGGTCCAAGCACCAGGTGTTCGGCAAGATGCTGACCGAGCTGGGCTACCACAACAGCGGCACCCAGTTTCTGTATAACGGCATGACCGGCGAGCGCATGGAGAGCCAGATTTTCATGGGGCCCACGTATTACATGCGTCTCAAGCACATGGTGAAGGACAAGATCAATTACCGGACGCGCGGACCGCGCACTGTGTTAACGCGGCAGACGGTGCAGGGTCGCGCCAACGACGGCGGCCTGCGCATCGGTGAAATGGAGCGCGACGGCGTGATTGCGCACGGGGCGGCGTACTTCTTGCGGCAGTCCATGCTGGAGCGCGGCGACGAGTACTACATGGCGGTGTGCAACAAGTCGGGCATGATTGCCATTTACAACCCCGCGCAGAACCTGTTCATGAGCCCGATGGCGGACGGCCCCATCCAGTTTGCAGACACGCTGACGTCGGCCGACAACCAGGCGCTCAATGTTGAGAAGCTGACACGGTTCGGGCGCAGCTTCAGCGTGGTGCGCGTGCCGTACGCGTTCAAGCTGCTCATGCAGGAGCTGCAGGCCATGAACGTGCAAATGCGCGTGCTGACGGAGGACAACATTGACCAAATCGCGTCCATGTCGTTTTCCACTCTGACGCTGAACCTGGGAGGTGCCGACAACCTGATTCGGGAGAACAAGGCGGCCGTGGGTGCAAAGATCCCGATCGTGCCCGTGTCGCCCAAGGCGGACAACCGCCCCGCGCTACGCCCTGCCAAGGAAGGGGCTAACGAAGGCGCGGAAGAAGAGGAACAAGGGGCAGAAAAAGCCGAGTCGCTGGGCTGGCACTTTGTGAATTTTGAGGCCAATGGCGGAGAAATTTACCAGTCGCTGATTCGCGACGAGAAGGGGGCGCCGACGCAGATGTGGTCGGTGCAGCAGCACGGGGGCAAATACCCGACGGAGCATCCCGAGGGCTGGAACGCGCAAATGCTGTATTACAATGACGGAGTGCCGATCAAGGCGGAGGCGGTGGTTGACCTGCTGAAACGCATGCCGTATGCCAACAATTTTGCGCTGGCGGTCCAGGACATTCGGGACGAACAAGCCATGAGCGAAGCGGGCGCGGCGTCGGTTCCAGAGCTGATGTTGCCCACATCACCGATGTATGCACCATCGTCGCCAGCTTACACGCCATCGTCGCCAGCTTACACGCCATCGTCGCCAGCTTACACGCCATCGTCGCCAGCTTACACGCCATCGTCGCCAGCTTACACGCCAATGTATGAGCCAACGTCGCCGTTGCAAATGCAACCCATGGTGATGATGCCACAGATGCCACAACAGCAGCCAATGATGATGGTGCCGATGCCACAACCTATGCAACCCATGATGATGATGCCACAACCTATGATGCAACCCACAATGATGATGCAACCAACACAGCCAACCAGTGCAACTGGCGCCAAAGCCGCCGAATTAATTGAAGCGCAATTGCATCCATCCACTACTTCTGACTCTGCAGCTTCTTCAATGCTGGATGTTGCACCAGAAGTCAAACCCGCCGAATCATCGTCTGGATCATCTGAATCATCTGGATCTTCCGAGGGAAAACGTGTCATCAAATTATCGTGAAAATCAGAAAACCTACGGTTTCCAAGGCACAGCTCGTCGTGCCGAGCCGTTGTGTCCGAACCTTTCCCTTGGGGGGGGGGGGTCGCACCCTTATTTTGAATCTTTATGTTTTAAGGGAGGGGTTAGGAGAACATTCGGTTCCCCTATTTTTAGTTTGCTTCCAGCCTCTTTGAAAATGTGTCCATTGTATTGAATGCCCTTCGTGAGCGCCTTTGTCAGCGTTTTGTCGCTCATTGAAAGTGCTTTCAAGCAATCGTATTTGCACTCAAATTCTCTCACAACCACATTTTGCAAATCGCATTGTTTGCAAAATATTTAATAAAATTGAATTTACATATTAAAAATGGTTCACATGTAATACTCAGCAATGGAAAACGAACATGCATGTGCAATGCGGATTAAATCCGAATATCCAACATTGAATGTTGAATTCAAACAAATCATTCCATATGCATCATATAGAGCATCGGACATTGGATGCATTTTGAAAATTACAAATATTAGGGCATCAATTGTGAAATATGACTGCACCGAAAAACATTACATTGTTTGCGATTCTGATTCTACGAACAATATTAGAAAACATCAAAATTACGTATATCTATCACACAAAGGATTGGAAAAATTACTATCTGCATCAAGGAGCAGCGAATCAATGAAAATGACTGAATTGTTGGGCATGGAAATTACAAGAAAATGGTTTCCATGCATTGAATTGGATATTACAACAAACCTATTGTCTGCATTCCGATCTGAAAATGTTTGTAGACAATTCGCATGCGACAAATATAGAATTGATTTATATTTCATAGATCACAAAATAGCAGTTGAATGCGACGAATTGCACCACATGAGTGAATCAAATAAAACAAAGGATGAAATGAGAGAAACTAGAGTAAAACAAAAATTAAATTGCGAATTTATTCGGTTTAACCCATTTGACCCGCAGTTCAACGTGTTTGAATTGATTGGAAAAATTCATTCTGCAATTACTGAGAAATTGAAAACTGAACTGCGACAAAAATGTGAATGTGAATGTGAGAGCATTCGCACGAATCGGTGTTGACACCACCGATGGTGTGCAAAGGGTAGTCATTTTACACGCTCCCTTTAAAAATGATTCATATTATCCAATAAATAACATGAAAAAACTGTGAGCATAATGCGTTTAGTTGGAGTACGCGAGACCTCCCATGCCACTCATGACACGGAGAACGTTGTAGTTGGTAGCATAGACGCGAACCTTGGCAGTCTTGACACCCTCAACAGTGGCGTTGGAGAGAACAAGCTGAAGAGTAGCGTTGTCAATGCGAGAGAAGTTGCAACTGCCGCTGGGTTGGTGCTCTTCGGGGCGCAGGGCAAACGAGTAAACGTTGATACCGGTGTTGGGGGTGGCGGTGTGGTGCTGGTAGGGCTGCACGGTGTCGAAGTAGGAGCCTTCACGCTCAGAGAAGCGGTCCTGGCCGTTGAGCTGGAGCTTGGCGGTGACGACGGGGTTGTTGCCCCAGCAGTGGAGGAGGAGGGCGGTCTCGGCGAGGACGAAGGCGCCGGCATCGGATACGCCGGAGTTCTCAAGGTAGCCGGGGGACTGCTGAGTGCCGTAGTAGTAAGGGGCGTTGGGACCGCCGTCGCCGGCCATGTTGGAAGCAGAGTACCAAACGGGGTTGACGGGGTTGCCAGTGGAGCTAACGGCGCCGTTCCACCAGCCGGGGCCAGAGAAGTCAACCGCACCAGCATCGTTGAACATGTTGTCGTTGATGAAGGACTGGGAGGTGAGGGCGGTGGCCTCCTTGCCGCCGAAGGCGTGGATGGCGTTGGGAAGGGCATCCACGGCATCGGTGTAGTTGAAGGGCTGGGCACCGAGGAGGTTGTAGAGCAGCTGACCGCACTCCAGGGAGGAGCAGTAGTCAACGTTGCTGTCGGGCTGGACGATCCAGATGAGCTCCTTCACGGGGTGGTTGAAGTTGAGCTTGATCTTGTTGGAGGAGGAACCGACGGACTCGTCACCGGTGAACTGGAGCTGCTCGATGAGGTACTCGTGGGGGTTCTGGGCCATGCGCCTGCGCTCGTCGGTGTCCAGGAAGACGTAGTCAACGTAGAGGGAGGCGGCAACGAGGGACTGGTTGTACGCGGTGACGACCTTGCCGCCCTTGGCGGAAGTGGCGCACTGGAGGGAGCCAACCGCCCACAAGCACTCGTCAATGGGACGGATGTCCAGGTTGATCTTGACCTCGTGGTACTGGAGGGCGATGAGGGGGAGGGCAAGGCCGGGGTTGCGGCAGTACCAGAACTGGAAGGGAACATAGAGGGTGGTCTCGGGGAGGGCGTTGCGGGGAGCGCAAACCTGGCGAGGGGCGGTGGCCTGGCAGGGGCCATCAACATCATTAAAGGAGGGGTCGGTAATGTAAGTGAGCTGGGTGGTGTTGCCGATCATGGCAAAGTAGCCGTTGCGCTGGTCCACGGTCAGGGTGAGCTGATTCCAGATGTGCATCCAATCACCGTACTGGCGATCAATGCGCTGGCCACCGATCTCAACCTCCACCTGAGAGACGATCTGCTCACCGGGGAAGTCAAGCCAACGGGCATAAACACCGTCCTGAGATGAGCCCTTCATCTGCTGGTTGATCTCGGGGAGAGTGACCTGCAGGTAGGTGCGGTAAGCCAAATCACCGTTGCGGGAAATGGTGCAAGTGACACGGCGACCGAAGTCAGCCTGGCCGTTAAAAGTCTGCTCAATGGACTCCATGGCAAAGTTGGTGTGGCGTTTGTAGGACACCTTCCAGAAGGTAATCTGGGGGTTACCAGTCAAGTAAACGTCTTGGGCGCCATAGGCGACAAGTTGCATTAATCCTCCTCCCATTTTGTTGTTGTTGTGGTTATAATATGCCTAAAGAAAAAAAAATCGGGAAAACAAATGAATTAAACTTAAATTGCGCATTTTGCCATTGCCATTTGCACATTGATTAGTTTAATACATTCATACGTGTGCCGTGGTCATGTCACTCCAAACTAAGGTTATTTTTCATGAAATGGGTCAAATATTCATCATCTTCATACATTTTATATTGCCCATTGTGTTTCTTGACAAACACGTACCCAAACCCAAATGCAGATGAATTTGAATTTGAAGTTGATGCCGACTGTTTCTTAATTTTCCATCCGCCCTCCAGTGCATTGTGCAAAAAAATGAGCAGCTGCATTCTCTTAAGTTCATTCATTTCTGCGGCGTCCTTGTGGCCCAACGCCAATGCTTTCTCTAAATATTCGGGGGTGTACGTGCATTTGGAACCATCCACATTGTGCAAAATGTACACATTATTGCGTTTTTTTATGCTCCATTTTTGTTCTAAATGTTTGAAAAAAAAGGACATTTGTGCCAGGTCATGTTCTGACAATGCAGATTGGCACAGAAGCTCTGTCATTCCGGCGGTGTGATTTCCTAAATATTATTATAAAATAATAAATAATATGTGATTAACCTTACGCTTACATCCCCACACGCATAAACGCGAACTTTTAAATTATCATACGCCTCAAGTGACACGGCGACCGAAGTCAGCCCAGCGAGCAGGAGGAGGAGAGGACTCAACGGTCTCCATGGAAAAACCACCGCGGCGGGACTTGCGTTTGAGAGACTTGCGTTTGAGAGACTTGCGTTTACGACCTCCATATTGGCTATAGGCCACATCCGTAACTTTTGTTGTCATTTTGAAGTAGGTGGTTGGTTTAGTTGCAATGTGTTATGCACAATATTGATAAAAAATTTCACCCAATTCCAAATAATTTGATTACTATTACGATAAATAATGTATTAAATATATAAGTTGCATTGTGTTTATTGATCCTCACCCTTTTTGATTTTATTTGCATCAACATGTCCCCACCCAATAATTCCTTCAAGCACAAAACGAATAAGAAAATCGTGCTGGATGAAAAGAGCATCGTCACGCTGGACAGCAAGCACCGAGAGCATCAAACCAAAATTGCGAAACTGAAGTCCGAAACCATTCCCCGACTGATAAAAGAAAAGCGGATTTTGAAACAACAGCTGCTTGCAAATAATCCAATCAATGCGATTGAATTGCAGGAACGGATTGATGAACTGCGGTCTGTCATCCGCGAGCACCAGCAGGAGTGCAAAAACTACTACTTGGACAATAACGAAATCATATTTGATTACTTTGAAAACAAGCAGCAGATATGCAACGGGAACAACAAGACCAAAATCCTGAATGATTTTTTTCGCGTGAATGGCGAGCCATCCAAAGAAGACGAGCTGAAGCGCATGAATAAAAACAACGTGCAGCGGTATTTGACCAATCTGGATCCGTCTTACATTGATATCAGCAAGTATGTGTTTCAGACCGACGTGTGCCGTTACTGCCACGCCGGCGAAATGATCCCGGTGGAAAATGAAGGCATCATGGTGTGCAACCACTGCTCCATCCACGTGAGCTACCTGGTGGAGAACGAGAAACCGTCCTACAAAGAACCGCCCAAGGAGGCGTGTTTTTACGCTTACAAGCGCATCAACCACTTCAAGGAGATTCTGGCGCAGTTCCAGGCCAAGGAGACCACGCAGATCCCGCCCGACGTGCTGGAAAACATAAAGCACCAGATCAAAAAGGAGAGAATTGATTTGCACACGCAACTCACCGACAAAAAGGCCAAAGAGATTCTGAAGAAGCTGGGGTACAACAAGTACTACGAGCACATCCCGTTCATCAAGGAGAAGCTCGGCATCAAACCGCCCGTCATGTCGCCCGAACTGGAGGAAACGCTGTGCAACCTGTTCATGGAAATTCAGGGGCCGTACGCCAAATTCTGCCCGCAGGACCGCGTCAACTTCCTCAATTATTACTACACGGTGTACAAACTCTGCGAGCTGCTGGACCAGCGCGAATTTCTGTCCTACTTTCCCATGCTGAAGGACCGAGAGAAGCGCATTGAACAGGACGAAATCTGGAAAAAGATGTGCGAGGAACTGAACTGGGAATTCATCCCAACCATTTAAATCAGAAATTAAATTAGAAAACAAAACCCACGGGTTCCAAGACACGACTCATCGTGCCTTTATGCCGAACTTGTCCCTTACAATTGACGTTATAACTGCCATTATCAAAGTATAATATAGAAATTTTCTAAGTGTTACATCAAGATTGCGTCCATATTCTTTAAATCCCTCATCGGGTATTATAGTGTTTATTTCTCGTATTTCTTTTTCAGTTAAATTGTCAGTTAAACTGGGATAAAACCACCATCTTAAATATTTGCCCATCACAAAATAACGATGTTCACATTTACTATTTATTATTTTTTCTGCCATTTCTTGTGCTATTTCTTCAACTAATTGTTTCTGTGCTATATCCAACTCATTTTGTGCAGCAACTGATTTGCGTTGTTGAGAAAACATGCGATTAATTCTTCCATCAGGTAGTTCAGAGCGGCGACTGAACTGGCTGGTGGTGTGATGGCCATGACCACTACCGCGTCGTCGTCGGGTTTTCCCCCCAAACCGAATCAAGTGGTCGCAATTCTTTTTTGAGCACTTGGCCTGCATGTCGTCCATCGGTTTTAAACGCGACCCATTGTAATGCTTCGTTGCGCATGCAGAGTGAGCCTGAATGGCTTGATTGGATGGATAATTCTTTATCGCCGCCAGCGAACACTTGCGTTTCAGCGTTTGCATGTAGTTTGTGCGTTCCTTGTTCATAATCCGTTCAGGTGTGCATTTGGTGTCCCGGCATTGCATGTGTGTTAGCGGCATTGTATAATAAACTGTATTGTATAATATAATGCGTGCATTTCATTTTAGTGCCTCCTAGACTTCGTTTTCCGGGACTTCTTGGTCTTCTTAGAGTTCTTGGATTTTTTGTTTCGTCTGCGAGTTCCACCAGTGGATTGTTCTTCATTTTCTTTAAGACGTGCATAGTCCACATTTTTATTGTGCACATAAACTGCATCATTAGCATCTTTCATCAAAGATGACACTTTATCGTGCATAAGGGATGAAAATGAGTTACAATATGCACACGCACGAATTTTCTTAAAAAGTTCCGTTAGCATAACTTTTTTTATATCTAAATCTTGCTCGTTTTTAACCTCATCAAGCAGTTTATAGCAATTTGTAATCCTATTCGTGCAATTAGCAACTTCATTGTCAGTAATGTCATTCTTCCTATTTTCCATCGCAATGTCTGCAAGCGCTTTGTTGCGCGCGTGCGATAAATCCATTATCAATTATAATACAATTCGTTATAAAATTGCATTATATTTAATATTATTTGAGAGAATTTCTCTCTTATTCTATTTGTTGAATACGCTTAATGCGTCTTAAACCTTGAGCACGTTGCCGGGGAAGCCGACGAGGTTGGCACCGATACCGAAGCCAGCGCCGCTGCGGGCAGACACGGCCAGGGTGGGCACGTAGGTGTCCAAAATGCTAAAGGTGGCCGCAGCAACCAGGGCAATCAGGCCGATCTCATCCAGGTTCAGCTTGCGCTGGGGGATGGCGTAAGCGGCAAGGGCGACCAGCGCACCTTCCACCAAGTATTTAATGGCGCGTTTCACCAACTCGCCTAAATCCAGAACACCGCCGATCATTTGAATTGTGTGAATTGTTGTTGATTATATAATGCAATAAGAAAAAAATAAATAATTTTCATTGCGTTTATGTTTTGAACATCGGCATCACATTTTAATACATTTGTTTAAAAATGGCTTAAAATCAAAACTGAAATATTAAACACGTTGCACACATCATTCATAAACGAACCAAACCAATGACTGACGACAACATCAGAGGAGTGACGCTGCAGAAGCTGTCCGACGGCACCGTGAACCCTAAATACGTGGACCTGCTGGACGAGGACAAGCCCATTGCGGGCCAAAAGTTCGCATGCCTGTCGTTCATTTCCCCGGAGCACATCATCAAGCAGCGCGAGCACTTCTTCTTCCAAGCGTTCGTGCAGCACTGGGACATCCACAAATCCACCGACAAGTTCCTGCAGTTCCTGAATTTCGTGTCCTACAAGTACGGCGTCAAGTTTGACAAGCTGACCGAGGACTTCCAGCAGTTCAAGGAGTCCGAGCGGGAGCTGATCGCAAAGACCGACATTGTGGATGACTACAAGTCGTTCCTGGACCTGAACGAGGAGCGGCTGGACGAGGAGTTCGGCGCCAAGCACGAGTTCCAGACGTCGGTGCGCGGCCTCAAAGTGCGCGGCGTGTTTCCCTCGCAGAAGGAGGCCGAGCTGCGCTGCAAGATGCTGCGCGAGGTGGACCCGAACCACGACGTGTTTGTGGGCCCGGTGGGGCTGTGGGTGCCGTTCCATCCCGAGGCCTACAAGACCGGGCGCGTGGAGTACATGGAGGACACGCTGAACCAGCTGATGAGCGAGAAGAAGAAGAACGAGGAGCAGGCGAAGACAGAGTTTGACAAGCGCGTGAAGGAGGCCAAGCAGAAGGCGATTGACGAGAACAAGGCGCTGGCGGCCAAGAGCGGCAACAAGCTGACGCAGACGCTGAACGAGCAGGGCGAGCTGGTGGGTGTTTCGCAAACCCAGGGGTCCGATTTTGCGGTGGATCCCGAGCCGGCCGACGGGGCAGAGCTCAATGCGGCTGACATTCGCAACCAGCTGTTCAATGCGGAGAATGTGGTGCTGCATCCGGAACGGTCGGATCACGGCCTGTCGGCACTTGCAGCAACCGCAGCAGCAGCAGCAGCAACCGCAGCCGTTGACACGGCCGATTTTGAAGAGGTGGATTGATTAATATCATGATCATCCCACTTAATGTGATGCAATGTTTTGGTATTTTGCAAATGCAAATACCAAAATGGTTCAACTCTCATCAACTCAACCAATCAATCACCAACCAATCAACCAATGTGTTTTTTCCATCCAATATAAATATCATTTAATAGTATGAATATTTGATACATTTGATACATTTGACACATTTGACACATTTGACCACAATGTCGCAACGGCAACAATTGGATTTGGATTTGGACCCCAGCAACTACACGGACGAAGAAATATTTGCGTTGTTCAATCTGGATTCGTCAAAATGCAGCATGTCCGAAGCGGATTCCCGCATTTCGGATTCGCTGTTCCAGCTCGCAGACATCAACCGCAACAGTGACAGCAGTCCGCATGACTACACCCGATTCTTCACGCAGTGCCGAGACATAATCACGCGAAAAATCGGGGAGCGCACGAAGCCGCATGACGCATCTGCATTTGCTGGTGCAGTAGCAGCAACCGCCTATCGCCCTTTTAAACCGCACCAGCCGGACACGCTGCAAATCAACTATTCCACTCCGCCGTCCAACTACGACGCGTTTCACCGCGAATCGGAGGTGAATGAGGGAGGCGCATATGCCAAGCGAAACATTCCTCCCGTCATCAATGCCTACAATTACAAGTTCCCAACCGGCGTGCTGAACCCGATTGAGCGCCGGGTGATTAAGCGGTTGCTGTCCATGGACACGCTCTTTCGCGCAAGTTACGATTCCTCCAGCGCCACGAATTCCTCCTGGGTGCTGCCGTATCCCGTGGAAAATGTGGTGTCCATGAAGATCGCGTCGTTGCAAATCCCGAACATGTGGTATGCGTTCTCAGAACTCGCAAAAAACAACCAATTCACGGTGACCATCACGGGAATCAACGTGGCGTCATACACGCCGTCGCAAGTGTTGACAAACACCATTGTCATTCCCGATGGCAATTACACGGGCGCCCAATTCGTGCAGTGCATGAACAACCTGTTTCAAAACACGATGAACGGCATGGAATTTTTCCAGATGACGATCAACGCGCAAACCGGAAAACTCATGCTATCCCAGACGTATTTGGTGGTGAACCAGACCAACAGCCCAACCCTGACGTACACCGTGACATTTGACAATGTCAGAAAATACGACAAATTCTACGCGCACTGCATCACCGAGTGCGAATTTGAGCTGCTGAAAAAGCAGCACTCTAAAGAGTATTACAATGCAAACATCAAGTCCATCAGCAAGACGGCGGGATGGATGATGGGATACAAGCAACCGATTTACACGCGCACATGGGCTAATGTGACGGTGGATTCGGTCAGTCAAGTGCCAGCGGTCACATACCATGCTTCTTTGGTGGCAGAGTCGGCGTATGGCGACAACTCCATTTGGAACTACATGTACGTGGATGTGGACGACTACAACAAGAATTTCATAACGAACAGCATCATTGCGCAAACGGGGGATTCGTATTTGGGAGTCAACATTTTGGGGAGAATCCCCATCGGCAACGAGCAGCTCATCGTCATCAACGACACCGGCGGCGACACCACGTTCAAGACGCGCGAGTATCTGGGGCCGGTGCGCCTGGAAAAGCTGACCATCCGGCTCCTGGACAAGTTCGGCAGCGTCGTTCCGCCGAACGGGAACGACTACTCCATCGCGCTGGAACTGCAGGTGCTTTACAACTGAACAAATAAATAAATGGAATAAAAAATGGTTGATGGTTGGTGCGTCACATTTACATCACGTATGGAATGTAATACTCTTCTGAGTCGGAAATTTTTTGCAACTGTTTTTGCGTGTAACTGCGTCGTTGTTTTTCTTGCCATTTTTGCTTCTGATGGAGCATTTGCTCCTTTTTCAGTGACTGGTGCTGGGCAGGCTCATGGCAGCATCCGCAGTGGTCTTCATTCGCTTGATCCACTTTGGAATTCACGACCTTGGGGTCGTAGTGCAGCTGCCACCTTCCTAATTTGGTGGTGGTGGTGGTGGTGGTTGCATTTGTGGCGGCGGGTTTCAGCATTCTTCGGATGAAATTCATTGCGGTTGTCTTATTGGTTGAGTGGTGGGCAATGTTATTGTCTGTCATGAATGGTTGGATTTGGCATTCAATTTTTAAATCAATTTTCAATGTGAAAAAATTGATTTAAATTGATTTAAATTTATGATGATAACATGATGCATAAACAATACCATAATGTATTCCGAGATTTTCAACGGCGACTACACGATCCAAGTGGGTTCAAACCAGGCCGAGAATGACGCGCTCATTAAAAAGGCACCGCAGCACGCCATGTGGTTCCATTTGAAGGACTTTCCCAGCGCGCACGCGGTTGTTGTGAACACGGCGAAAGCGGGCGTAATTGACGCAGACGTCATTAAACGCGCAGCCACGCTGGTCAAAGAACGGGCTGCAGTTAGTGTCAGGCGTTTGCGCAGTGTGGGCGTGAATTACTTGCCAATCAAATACGTGCGGCGCACTGAAACCCCGGGCAAAGTTATCATGACCAAGGCCGCTAAATGTATCCACATTTGAATGAATATATTCCACATCATTTGTCCATTTTCTCTCGTTTTACACAATTAAAATGGATAAATCTTGGCAACGGATGATGCACTTAAGAATATGTTGCATGTTTATAAACATCTTGATTGGTTTATTGAAATTCAGATTAGAGAGAAATTCAATAAATGATTATCACAACTACTGTGGTACCCTCGCCGCCATATGTCGTTGCATCCACGCTGCCATCTGCGCGTCCTGCTGCGCCTGTCGTTGTCTTGCTGCTGCCTGACGTGCTGTGCGATCTGCTTCCTCCCTCGCGCTAGCAGCCAATAATGCTTCATGGGCTGCTGCTGCTCTTGCTTCCGCTGCTACAGCAGCAGGTATTCCTACTTCTTCTTTGCGAGAAGCATCGGTAATTTGTTGAAGCAACCTAGTTTTTCTTTCAGTGTAATCATTATAAAGAAACGAGTTGAATGGGGCGCCGCTGTTGCAGACGTTTCTCCATTTCGCTTCAAGTTGTGCCAGTTCTGCTTCTAACTCCGCTTTACCTCCTCCTTTCCGGTTATGCGTCCGTCTTCGGTGTCGGGTTGAACGCCGCCTAAAGTGGCGTTTGCCTTTGCTTCCACTTCGTTTTGAAAACATGGTTATGCACTATACATATACAATAATTATAGGGTTCTTGAAATTCAGATTAGAGAGAAATTCATGAAAATAATAATATCATCACATATCATACATATCATACATATCATACATAAACAATGGTAAAAAAAAGTCGTCGCGGTAAATCCAAGACATGCAGTGCAAGACATGCAAGACACACAAGAAAACGCCAACGGTTCGGCGGAGGAGTTGAAACCGCGAAGATATATTTTCACAAAAACATAAAAAAACAGTATCCCAACATTGTGCATGATGAATTTTTAAAAAGCAGGCAGGGGGTTGTGTTTCCTCCGGTGGAAGACGTTGAAATGTATAATGAGAATCATGTTGAAACTAAATTCAAACCAATGCTTGATGAAATCATTGGCATGACGGACAACAAGGAATTGATTGATTTTGTCATGCAGCTTTATTTGACCGGGAACATGGGTGTGCCGAATAGCATGGAAAACATTGGAAGGTTGATTGACAATGCAAATAAGTTCAAGGTGTTGAAACAAAATAGAGAGAATGATGGGAAACAATTGATACTGAAAGATTTTCCATCACTATCTGCATTAGAGGAGTTCATTCATGCCAAACAAGGTGAATTGCAACAAATAATAGAAAAGAATTTGAAACGGTCAAAGACGTCAGCTCTTCAGAAGAAACTAAAAGAAGAAGGCGAAGATGATGTTGAAGTGGTGTTGAAAACCCCAAATTACATAGTTTATCACCCAACAACGGAAGCCGGTTCAAAGTTTTACGGAAGAGAAACAAGATGGTGCACTGCTGCAGAAAAACACAACAGGTTTAGCCATTACAATAAAGATGGCAATTTGTATGTAATACAAAGCAAAAGCAATCCCCAGGATAAAACTCAGTTTCATCCGAATACAGTGCAATGTATGAATCCACTAGACAAACCAGTGTCGGCGGAAGAAATTGAAAGACTGTTTCAAGATGAAGTCTTGAAAAAATGGTTCAAAGATACATTAACACAAACATTGTCAACGCTTCCAGGGAGTGAACATCCCCTATTTTATTTGAATTATGGAATCAAACATCAATATACAAAGGGGTTCCCTATTAATTTGTTTAATGCAGTGTTTGACATTGGTGAAATGCCCGAAGCATTGAACTATATCAGAACGGAATTATTGAAAAATGATGGTAGTATGGCTACCACCACTATTGGTCAAATATCAGATACGGATTTGATGCATATTTTTAAAGATAAAGATTTCAAAGAAAAGTTCATGCAACGACATTTCGGTAACCGTTTAGGTCACTCATTGTTTTGGTACACCAAGGTGAAAAACCAATATCCCGAATATTTTGACGATGAACAAACAATGTTTGAATTATTGACTAAACCATCTGGTTCAGAATATGATTTCAAACTGCTGTCAGGTAGATTGCAACGTGATTACAATTTTGTCAAAAGATTGGTCTCTGCCAAATATGAAGATGATAATCCGACAAAATATTACTGGCCAGCAATGAATTCTCTGTCAAACGAAGATAAAGCCAAGTTGACCGACTTGTGTAAGAAAATCGAAATGGAACAACGTGATTCACCAAAGGCTTCACCAAAGGCTTCACCACCAAAGGCTTCACCAAAGGCTTCATCACCAAAGGCTTCATCACCAAAGGCTTCACCAAAGGCTTCACCAAAGGCTTCATCACCAAAGGCTTCACCAAAGGCTTCACCAAAGGCTTCACCAAAGGTTTGATTTCATTTAGTTCCAGCCATACACAGTTCCATCACAACCCAATGAACAGGGGGGTCTACGCAGTGGACGCAGTGGACGCATGTCCCCCCGAGGAGGGGTTTGGGGAACGTAGTTCCCCAATACAGTAATAATAGTCGGAAATGACCGTCTTGGCTTTGACGTATCGGCTCATTTTTGCGGCGCACACGCCTTCTGACAAGGCGGCGTTTGCAATCGTGGGCCACGAACTCAACATCTGGTGCGTGGTCGCCTCCCGTTTTTCCACTTTTTTGCCCGTTGTTGTAATAACGATGGGGGTGCCATTGTTGTTGTTTGCATTCGTTAATGCATAGTAGTCCTCGCGCAATGACACGCCATAGTACCCTTCATTGTTTCCCTGCTCGGTCCACACGGTCGCTTTCAGTGCATGCGGCGATGCATTCAAATACGCCTTCAAATCCTTCATGTCTGTCTCGGCCAATGGTAATCCAACCGACTGTTTCCATTTCTGGTAATCTTTTAATAAAACCGAATTTAGAATCTTGCCGCAGTCGGAAAATTGGCACCGTTCAAACAGAAATGTCTCCGCATTCGGACTCAGTGAAAGCGATGATATTTCCGATGCTGGCATTTTTTTGTATTCCACTGTTTTCAGTTTCACGCCAAGGTAGCCGTGCACCCCGCGAATGCGTTTGGCCTTGAACCGCACATCCAAATAGTTCTTCAGCGCATGGAACGTTTCCTTCGTCGGCTTGGTTTGACACCACAGACGGAATCGCCCCTCCATGCTGACCGACGACTCCTCCACGTCGGGGCGCACAATGCACGCCACTTTGATGAATTCGTTGAACTTCTGCGTCAACTCGTCCTCCGGCAGCAGCACGTTTTCATACACCGATTGGTGACCCGCCGCAACCACCTCCAGCTCTTGTTTCTGCTTGGCTATGAGTTCCCGCAATTCGTTCAGCTCCTGTTCCTGTTTTGCAGCCATTTTTTGTAATTCAGGGTTCTCGGCTTCCAGCACTTCATTTCGCTGCATCAGTCGGTTGAAATTGTCAATGCTGTATGTGCGCGAATGAATGATGTCGGCGATGTGTTTCTTCAGGCGCTCAATCGTGAAATTCGTGCTGTCGTATGCAATGATTTCGGTCTTGTTTTTGCCGCCCACTTCAATGCTGCGGATGTTGCGCTTGATTTTCGGATACGTCTTGATCAGGTTCTCTATCTCCACCTTGTTTTGAACCCGGAAGGCGGCGACCAGCACGAAATTTTGGTATTTTTTGTGGTGGTCCATTACGCGCGTGGATAGGTCGTTCGTGTGGCCGAATTTGATAAGCTTCTCGTTGTCGGCATTCGTGTTGTCAATGGTGCCAAAGTAGATGCACTCCGTGTTCAATGGGAACTGGCCAATGATCGCCTGCTCCACAGCGCGCTGCTTTTCTTTCTTCGTGGACTGGATCATGGAGTCCTTTTCCATGATGACGGCGTTTTTCTGTTCCAATTGCTGTTTGAGTTCATCCGTCTCTTCTTCCACAATTTGGTGCAAAACCTCTTCCATCTTCATGTAATATTCGTGAATTTCCGATGCCTTTTTCGTTTGGGCCTTCAGGCACAGCGACTTGAAACAACGAACGGTGAGCATGATGATTTGCTTGTTTTGACCGCCGTTCATTTTTATTTTTGGGGCATCCGACTTAGTAAGATTTTTGTAATCAATGTCAATTTTGAACTGTTTTTCCAACAATGTCATTGCATTCACCTTTTGTTGAAATCCTAACCATTTCCAGACATTGTCCAAATCAACGACGAAATCCATAATTTTATCATAGTTCAAGTAGCAATAAAAGCTACTCACAAACAACTGTTGCTCAAATTCAGTGAATGATTCCTGAATTTTGGACAATAGTCTGCCATTGTATTCTTGCGACAGTCGGGTGATGGGGTTTTTCTCAATCAGCTCAACGATGTTCAGCTCCTGCTGTTGCTGTTGTTGTTGTTGTTGTTGTTGTGTTGCGGGTTCCATGGTGATGGGTTTATACTATGCATAGGCGGACTCTGTTTAAGTTGTTTTACCGTAAGTGTTTTTATGGTTTGAAAGCGGCATTTATAAAACCGCTTTAATAAAACTTGCTTCACAATTTGTGAAACAAGATTTAAAAATAATAAAAAAATTGAAATGAACCCAAACATGTATATGAAATGATACGCAATAAATCACACCACAAAGCACACCATATAAACAATGAACCCATCGCAATTCACCCGAAATCTGGACGAGTTGTTGTCATTGGCAAGACAGAAACATAATCTGGTTCATCATTTAAAGAAAAACTACAGAGAGAATGTGCATTACATTCAGACAAAGACAGTGGATCCCAAACAGAATGGCGGTCAAAACAAAATCACATTCATGCTCACAGAAGAAGCATTTGAGATATTCAAAAATTCATTCAACATGCGAAACCGATACATTGTGGATGTGAATCAAGAAGTGAAAATTGTCAAATTTGCAATGTGTATTGAAACCCAAACAATCGGGTTCATTGCAAATGCATACAGCAATGTGTTGAATGTCAAGCGGCAGCATGTCATGGGCAAATATCGGGTTGATTTGTATTTTGTTGACCACAAACTGGGGGTGGAGTGCGACGAGAACGGGCACGAAGACAGAGACCCACTTCAAGAGCAAATCAGAGAGAATTACCTGAAAGAGGCCGGAAATAAGCTGATACGATTTAATCCAAATGCAACCGGGTTTGACTTGTCCAACGTGTTGAGAGAAATAAATGCAGTGTTGTTGGCTCCGAGGCCGATTTGAGATACGATACGAATGTGTTTGAGATAAAAACGTCCTTGCGCCAACAAAAGCGCTTTTGTTGCGCCAAAGCAATTTTTTCACCATTTGCTCTTTTTTACGTTGATTTTGGGCCCCTTTTTACCGGAGTTTTTGGGGTCATAGTTCTCCTCTTCATCATCCGAGTGCAGATCTTTGGAAATTTCCCAGAATTCCTTAGAGCCCAGCTTGAACGGGCCGTGCTGTTGCGCCTTGTACCAGAAGATTTGCTCCTGCAGTTTGTTGGATTTCGCATTGTTATTGATCACCAAGCACTCAAAATTCTCGGTGCACTGGTCCATCACCTGGCAGAAGCTCTCAAACGTGGGAAACATGCCCGCGTAGTTCTCGTAGATGCGTTTGCGATTGGCAATGTAGGGTTCGCGCAGGATAAACACGTAATCAATGTTCGTGCGCAAATTGGGCGGAATACCGAGAGGATATTGCATTGTGATGACTAACATGATCTTCCAATGGCGCCCGTTCATAAAGAGGAGGCGCATCATGACGTCCTTGGTCCATTTGTTGTCGTAGAGGCAGTCGTCCAGGACGACGAAGGTGCGGGGGTCAATGGTGGAGCGCTTATAAGTTTCAATCTCCTTTTTCATTTGCTTGAGGACGGCCTTTTGGCGCTTGAGGATGTTTTCAATAATGGCGGTGTTGTAGGCGTCGTGGATGAAGAGCTTGGGGACGTGGGCGGCGAAGAAGCCGTTGCCGGCTTCGGTGCCGGAGATGACGGTGCCGATGGGGATGTCCTGGTGGTGGAACATGAGGTCCTGCACGAGGAAACTTTTTCCGGTGTCACGGCGGCCGATGAGGACGATGACGGGGCCCTTGTTTTCATCGGGCCTAAAGCTGATGGAGCGCATGTCAAATTTGGAGAGCTCCAGGTTCATTGCTTACTGAAAAGAGGTAAAAGAGGCAAAAGGGTTGAATGTGATTGTGGGACTTATTACACCTATTACACTACAAATAAATAATATTACGAATATTTAAACGCGCGGGTGCGATGAAGGAGTGGTTTCAAAGGTTTTACTACATCGTGTTGTATGCCTGGTACGGATTATATGCTGTTGCGCTGCTGGGCATTGTGACTGTGGCGCCCGCCTACTTGGAAACGCTAAATGAGGTGTTAAAGTATTTGATCATCGGGTTTTTGCTGGTGCGGTTCAGGACCAATCCGAACGAGGCGCGTAAATTTACCGAATTTGATCGCACGATCGTGTTTAGCGCGGCGTTCTTTTTACTGACCACGACTGCCATCACGTCTCTTGTTGCAAATAAATTTAATTTACCGAAGTTGCGTTAACATTTCTACATTTCTTATGTTTGTTTGACCTTTTTATATGTTTTCATTGTTTTCCTTTTTCCGCCAGTAGGCGCGCTTCTGTGCCTGGGAACGGAGGTGGTTTTACGACGGGAGGGAGACGCGCTTCTGTGCCTGGGAACGGAGGTGGTTTTACGACGGGAGGGAGACGCAATTCTGTGCCTGGGAACGGAGGTGGTTTTACGACGGGAGGGAGACGCAATTCTGTGCCGGCGAACTGATGAACTAGGACGATGCAGTGGATTGCAGTTCATTCTTGGAATAGTTTCATGAAACACGGCCGTTGCATTTGCAATGTTAACCTCATTCAATTCAACATAGGTTTCAATGCCACCATGATGATCAAAATAATCGTTGATTACTTTATCAAGTTTCTCTGGTGAAATTGCGGATTTGCTTATGTCTCCTTCTTGTGAAACTGCGTTGAAACGTTTTATCATCAACAATGCCGATATTATGTTGGCTGCACTAGATGTTAATCTTTCAGCACTTTCATTAAGACTTTTTGATATAATTATTGCAACCGCTCTCAACAATGTGTTGAATTTTCGCCCCTCATATCGTTCATTCGTCTTGGAGTCAATGGTTGTTCTATCATCCTTGACTTTGATTGTTATGGATGACACGCAATCATTTCCAGTGAATAAACATAATATTATTTGAGGTTGGAAATAAGAATTTATAAAAATGTCTGTGTACAACGACGCAATGCTGTCCTGAGGGAATGATGTGATGTAATCAATGTTCAAATGAAAATCAGGACAGGTCAGTTGAAGCGCAGCATTTAATTGATGAACAATTCTTTTTGCATTTGATAAATCGATGAACCTTTCACATTGTCGTGAAGATGTTATTTGGCGTATGATTGCAAATTTATGTGGATTATCACGACGATTTATCTCATCCTGTATTGTAAACGCATCGCGAGCATTAACCCAACCCCCACTTTTAAAATATGTATGTAATTTTGGTCTAATTTGGTCAATGTACCCTTTGAACTCGTCTGGAAAGACGCCATCCTGTTTTAAGTTAAAAATGTGAAGGGTGTCATTGTGTTTTATGGCAATGTAGGTGGTTGATTGCGACGCGAACACGTGTCTAACTGGACAGTCATTCGTTTGTATTTCATAACACGCATTACCGTTCACAACCGTTAATAGTTTTATATTAAGCAATTTTGTCGAACTATAAACAATTTCCATTTGTATAATAAAAGTGTACTTATTTGCATTTATTGCAATATTAAAAATTTATTTATATCATGAAAAATGTATAGCAATTCATAATTGCAAATCATGAGCAATCATCTGAAAACATTGGATGATTTGGAACAAGACCTGGTGAAGCAGGCGGTTGAAACCATAGAGGCCAAGATTGGCGCTAAAAAAACGAGCGACCCTAAAATGAAGGACATCATTGCCATATTGGAGAATTTCATAAAGAAGAACAAATTGGTGTGCTATGGTGGGACGGCCATCAACAACATTTTGCCGGAGATGGCGCAGTTCTACGACAAAAAAACGGAGATCCCGGATTACGATTTCTATTCGCCGAACGCGCTGGAGCACGCGAAGGATCTAGCCGACGAGTTTTACGAGAACGGATTTTCGGAAGTTGAGGCAAAGTCGGGCATGCACCATGGCACTTACAAAGTATTCGTAAATTTCGTGGGGATTGCGGACATCACGCAGCTGGACCCGACGCTGTTCAAGAACATTCGGGCGGAGGCAATCAAAGTGGACGGCATCCTGTATGCGCCGCCGAACCTGCTGCGCATGGGCATGTATTTGGAGCTGTCGCGCCCCGAGGGGGACGTGTCCCGCTGGGAAAAGGTGAGCACGCGGCTGGCGTTATTAAACAAGCACCATCCGCTGAAGGCGGAGAACTGCACTCCCAATGAGCTGATGCTGCCGTTCCAAACGCCGAAGCAGAAGCACATGCACAAGCATTGGAAATACAGCGGGCATGGCCATGGCCATGGCCATGGTGGTCCAAGTCCAACCGCGGACGAGATTGATGCGAATGATGCGATTGATGCGAATGATGACAAAGAAGTGCGTCTGTTTCGCACGGTGCGCAATTCGTGCATAGATGAGGACCTGGTGTTTTTCGGGGGGTATGCCATTTCGCATTATGCGCGGTACCTGCCGAAACACGAGAAAGCGCTGTTTGCGCAAATACCGCACTTTGACGTGCTGTCCATGGATCCCGAGACCAGCGCTCGCAAAATCAAAGAACGGTTGGAAGACAACAACTTTAAGGGGGTGGTTGTGATCAAACACTCGGGCATTGGCGAGATTGTGCCGGAGCATTACGAGATTGCGGTGGGGAACAAGCGCAACCCGGTGGCCTTCATTTACAAACCGGTGGCGTGTCACAGTTACAACGTCATTCAAGTGGGAAAAAAACGGGTGCGGATTGCCAGCATGGACACCATGCTGAGTCTGTATTTGGCCATGCTTTACACGGACAAGCCGTACTATGATGTGGCGCGCATTTTGTGCATGTGCAAGTATTTGCATGACATTCAGCAGCGCAACCGGCTGAAACAGACGGGGCTGTTGCAACGCTTCGGCACAACGTGCTATGGCAAGCAGGAGACGCTGGACGACGTTAAGGCTAAAAAGTCCGAAAAATATCAAAATTTAAAACGCGAAGATCCTGAATATGAGGAATGGTTCTTGAAGTATTCGCCGATGGAGTATTTTGATCACACGTATGACGCTAAAACCCACAAACTGACCGTGAAACGGTCGCCGAATGCAAAAAAAACCCCCACAACAACTGACAAAACCCCCACACCCACACCCACGCCCACACGGATGAGTTCCCAAGGGAGTTGTTCCCCTAATAAAAGCAACAGCACACCAATTGCAATTGCCGACACCAAAAAAACGAAGAAGAAAAAAAAGAAAAAAACGAAAAAAAACAACACATTGAAACAAATTTTCAAATTGATAACATGACATGAACATGAATAGGAACATTATGGATTGATGCAAATTGCACAATGTGACGAATAAAAATAAAATATTT